AATAGGAACTTTGGTAATTAAAGAAGATTATCTTTACAAAACTTATGGTAAGTTAATAAAAAACAAAAAGTATGAAGTTTTGATTGAATGTCGAGAAATTTCGACTGAATATCAATTGATAAACAAACGCTTTGAAAAAATCACAATAGAAGGTACGTTAGGCGGGTCTTTGGTTGTCCTGCATTGGAACTACAGTCTTGACAGAAACGATGAAACCTCAAGATATAATCTTTATCCAAGCGGAAACAAAAAAGAGTTTAATATTTTGATTCCAGAAGCAACAAAGATAATGGAAACTATTTTAGGTTTTATCAAAACAATTAAAGCTGAGGATTAACGCTAATGAACAAAACAGAAGCATTAAAACAAATTGAGGTTTTTTGTAGAGAAACTTTTAGTCAGTCTAATTACTCAGAATGGCAAATAAAGACAGAAGACGGATTTTCCTATCTACAGGGAACACTAGAAATTTTTTATCAAAGTCTAACTCAATGTCAATACAGGGTATGGATTGAATATCAAAATAAATATTCTAAAAAATTAATAGTTACAGTAGAAGCTTGTTTAGCTTTAGAGTATAATTCTGTACCTTATATTAGTTGGGTTCTAATAAAATCAAACAAGAAAAACATACAAGGAGATGGTAAACATTTGGATATTTTACTACCAAAAACAAAAACAATAATAAAACCTATTGTAGATTTTATCGAAAATGAAATACAAATCAAAATAGATTTGTCTAAAAAGGTTAAAAAAGATAGTTGTTTACAATTGACTATAGATTTTATTGAAACCAAAATATAATCTGAAATAAAAACATGACACCAACACTACAAACACAAACACTTTCTGTACCGACTAAACCACAAATTCAATTAAGAGATGACCAAAAAGCTCTTAAAAGAGAACTGTATGATGCTCTAAATCCAAAAATCTACAAAAGAGCCTTAGTCGTTGCCCCTTGCGGATGGGGTAAAACAGTATTTTTTTGTCAAATAATCTACGATGCCGCCGTAAAAAGACAGCGACGGACTTTAATCGTAGTACCTTTTACGGTACTTATTGAGCAAACCCTAGAAACTCTAGGAAAATTTGGACTATCTGCTGGGGTAATTGCTGGTAACTACAAAGAAGATAGAAACCAATTAGTACAAATTGCAACGACTCAAACCTTATCTAGAGGACGAGATATTACTTGGTTTAATCCCGAAGTAATACTAGCCGATGAAGTTCATCTATCAGCTTACTGCCAATGGTTTAAAGATAGCTTTCCCAATCTTAAAAACGGTAAGCAAACAACCTCAATCAAAGACATTCGTGGCGAATTAGCAGTATTAGGTATCGCTGTAGAAAGAGAAGACATAGAGCCTTACAAAATTACTTTTGAGGAAGCTAAAGAAAAATGCAAGCACCTTAGCCTGGTTCACGCTGAATCAAAAGAAATCTTACAAGAAATAAACTCGGCATGGGAAGTAATTCGTAAGCAACAGCACCTTTTTTCGGGGAAAACCCTACCAGTAGATAATCGTCTCGTAATTGGTCTAACAGCAACCCCGTGGCGGTTATCGAAACGTGAAGAGCTGGGAGATATATTTGAGGTTCAAATAGTTGGCCCTACCCCAAAAGAAATGATTGAACGGGGTGCGCTTGTTGGTTGCGTTTACTTTGGAACTAAAAATAAAATAAACACTAAAGGGGTAAAAATTAATGGTGGAGACTTTGATGCTAGTCAGTTAGAAATTCGTTGTCTTGAGGCGGTAAAATCAACGGTTTCCGAGTATCGCAGGCTCGGTCAAGGGAGACAATTTGTTTGCTTTGCTGCGGGTGTGGAACACGCTAAAAGCCTCTGTACAGAATTTAACGAGAGGGGTGTTCCCACGGCCATTATCACAGCCGAAACACCAGAGCAGGAAAGGAGAGAAATATTTAGAAAGGTAGCTGAATTAGGATTGCGGGGGATTATAAATATCAATACTTGCGGAATAGGGTTCAACCTACCCGCAATTTCTTGTATTATTCACGCCAGACCGACCAAAAGCCGAACCCTTTATATTCAGATGACTGGTCGGGGACAAAGGCTCTGTATTTGGTTAGATAAAGTTGATTGTTTGGTATTAGATCAAGCGGGAAACGTAACCGAGCATGGATTTATCGAGGATGTAGAGTATCCCAAGCTTTTTACATCTTCTGATACCCAAAAAGGACAAGCTCCGACTAAAGAGTGCGAAAATTGCAATAAAATAACCTACGCTTCCGCTCGTATTTGCCCTCACTGTGGCTATGAATTTCCAACAAAAGAAAAAAAACAAATCGCCAACGAAAGACTAGAGATTATAATTCACGATAAAGATAGAGAATTATACCTAGCCTACAAGTACGCTCTCAGACAAGCTTACAAAAAAGGCGAGCATATTGAAAGTGTCCGGGGATGGCTGATAAAAACATTTAAAAATCCTAGACTAAGCAAAGACTGGATGCCCCCTAAATCTTGGAAGTTACACGCAATCTTCAAAAAAGACTATAATGAAAATGACTTGAATAATTACAAAGCTTACTTGAAAAGTCTTTGTAAAATCGAGAACAATAACTGGGTAAAAGCTAAGATGGCAGAGGAATTTGGAGATGGCTGGGACAATATTCGGCTCTAATGGATTATTACTGGCATCTTCCCAGGAATACAAAGAACAAATAGCGAACGAGCTATTTAGACTTATTTCTATAGGCTCTGCTCCTATTCTTTCCTATACCCTTACCACACCCCCAAGTCCTCAAAGTATAGATAGCTACTATATTGTCCCCGCAGGAGCTACTGGGGCGTGGGCGGGAAAGACTAATCAGATAGCTTATCCTGTAATTGGCTTGAATGGATTGCCTACAGGAACTTGGAAATTCTGGCAGCCTTTTACTGGATTAACAGTTTTCCTTGTTTCTGGAGAAGTAATATTTTTTAATGGCACGGATTGGCAAACAACAGTCATGGGGGATATGCTTATCGCTGATTACGGGGGATCATCGTTCGGGACAGTGGCTAGAGCCGATGAAATTGTAGGGAATCCTAGTAATGATACTTTCTACGGGAAAGAATCAGGAAATAAAGGATTCTTCGGTTTCTTCTCAAAAGTTTTATCAACTTCATTGACGGCTTTAAATATAACTACTGGTGGCGCAATAACTGCTACTGATAATATTTTACAGGCTTTTGGCAAACTCCAAAATCAAATTAATAGTATTAACGATAATACCGAACAATATTCTGGGGATATAGAAGCTCCTATTGTTCAAACTTATCCTCTTGATTTTGCTTTATTAAGAGGGTATAATATCCTAAGCTTTAGTGCCGTAACTGAATCTGGCACAGCTACTATATCGGTTAAAATTAATGGAATAGATGTCCCTAATTTAAATAATCTATCTATTACTTCTACTCGATTAACTGTTCCCGTAACAACAGGGAATCTTCTTGGCACAGGAAGCAGGTTAGAACTTGTTGTTTCTGCTGTTAATAGCCCGAAACATTTATTTTTTACTATAGGAAGAAAATATGTCTAGATGGTTATTTTTTCCTTTTCTTAATCCCTTTGTTCCTGACGGCGAATTTACTTATTGCCAACTAAGCAATGCTACAATTAGTAATATGCGTCCTGTAGAAGATGGACAGTTTACTTATTGCGCTTTTGACATTAATAACTCAGGATTCGATAGAACACCATGAACTTACCTTTAATTAATAATGACAACGCCGGCAATTCTTACTATGGCTGGACAACTAATAATCTAGATTGGGCCCCAGAGTCGCAGGGATTTACAAGCACTCAATGTGCTAACTGGATAAATGGGTTTTTTGGACAAACTTGCGCTTTCGCAAGTTCTACTACATTTAATTTAATTTTACCAGTTAGTTTTGAATCACTAAGTTTGCCTGCAACTGCGTCAAAATTTAGATTTAACCGTCTTGGAATAAGTAAGGATATGGGAAACCCTTCGACGACGACGATGGATAGCCAATACTGTGGAATAAACTGTCTTGACTTGTTTGGTAATATTTTTGGACGTTCTTCATCTTATTATTGGGCAGTTTTGAATTCGCACAGTTTAAGTATTTTCGTTGATAATTATACTAATAGTAACCAACGGTATAACTTTTTTAGTTGCGGATGGCTAAAAGACCCTTTGTTTACTGCATCGGTTTTTGTTCAGAATGCGTATTTTTTATGGACGCTCGGACCGAGCTTGGATGTAAGAGCGGCCGGCCGTCCATCATTGGCATTTGCAGTGAATAATAGGCAAAACTTTGTGTTACCAACAGCAACAACTCCAGATCCTATTGCCAATTACCCTGTCTCTTGTCAAACCGCTACCCCCGGAGCTAATACAACAGAATTTTATTTAAGAGATAATGTAGCTCCTAATAAAGCCGTTGGATATATCCCAAATGTTCTAAAATGTTCTTTAAATCTTTCTGTGGGGGGAACATATCGAAATACAGGGGTTGATCCTGATGGCTCTAATAATCCTTACTGGAAGTGTGTCGCAAAAATGGGGAACGAATCAATATTAATGAGAGGGTGGGCTACAGGGATAGTTTAGTATGATCTATTATCACATTTTTGGAACTGCTAGAGAAAAAAGCTTAAATGGGAGTCAAGATAATCCTATATTTTGGCGTACTGGCATACCGATTTCGTGGGACAAAGAACCGACATTAAAGCTTGTTGGTGGAATTAATCTATTTGGTCAATTTTGGAAAATAATTAGCAAATACGGTCAACAAGTAAGTATTTTCTCTATTCCAGAAAATCAGTATAACTCTCGTTACACTGGTTCAATTGCCGACACGATTCCTTTAGAGAGAACCAGTAAAAATTACACTTATTCTGGCACTGTAAGCGAACCCAAAAAACTAGCTTATGATGTTACAGTAATTGACATTATTCGTGTCATTAATCAAACTGATTTTCCTGATGATCCTTACCCAGTAAATATTCCTGAATTTCCTATTATTCCAGATAAAGACTATCAAACAGAAATTCAGTTTTCTAATTCTTTACTAGAAAACACAGAAGGGGCAGAACAACGAATAGTGGAATGGTCTAGCCCTATTAGAGTGTTCAATCTTGCTCGAACTGCATTACAATCTGATGATTTAAATACCATTCTCGACTTTCATGAAGAAATGAAAGGATCAAAAAAAGACTTTCTTTATCGTGACCTTTCTGATTATCAGGTAAAAGGAATTTATGAATGGCTAATTTATTGTCGATTAAGCAATGATATTGTTAATAGCATGCGTCCTGTAGATACGGTAGATGGTACTTTTCTTTATTGCGCTTTTGACCTTAATAACTCAGGATTCGATAGAACACCATAAACAGCGATTTTAACATGACTTCTTTTATCCCAAATGGTAATAATGCTACTACCGAGCTTGTTACCGAATTCTACACAGAAGGAGTATTTTCCCCAGAACACGATGGGGTAAAAACAGAATTTATTTTGATTAAAAAATATTCCTGCGGCGACAACGTCCACCACAGACCTATTCTTTATCCAGATATTGATAGCCTAAAAATCTATCAAGGAACTACAGAAATACCACCGTCGGAATATATAGTAGCTCCTGGTAAAATAGTTTTTAATAATCCGCCTCCTAGCACCCCCAAATTAACTTGGGAAGGCACTTTTAAGGTATTGTGTCATTTCGAAGAAGACAAACTAGATTATCAACCTATTACAAAAAATAGAGATAACACTATTTTTTCTATCCCAAAATTAATTTTACGAGAATCAAGAATTGAACCTGAAATTGCATTGCTACCTGGTGATGTTTTTTATCCAAATTTAAATCACGATTTTAATTTAAATTTGACTAAAAGGTGTACAATTTCTCCTAAATTTGAGACAAATATTATTAGCTTATCTAGTGGAGAAAGAAAAAGATTTTCTCGGAGAAATATTCCCTCTGACATTAGCTCTTTACAGCAAAGAAGAACTTTATCTCAAAAAAATATTGATTATCTGATTGCCTTGTGGTTGTGTGCTAGGGGTTCAGGATCCACGTTTCGTTATCCTGATTTAGTTAACAATTTATCAATTTTGTCCCGATTCAACTCTGTCTCTTTGAGCTACCAAAACCAAACCTCTTTACAAATTTATTCACTTGGAGAATTACAGATAAGGAGATTTACTGAGGGAATACAACAAGATTCAGGGTTAGAAGATTCTTTTGCAAATCCTGTTTTAACGCTGTGTTATTGCGTTTTAATTGAACTTACAAACGGAGAAAAGCTTGGTTATACAAATTTTTCCCAAGACTTAACAATTGGTGGGGTAGTATTTCGAGCAAAGCAAGCTCTTGATCCGACTGCAATAGAAAAGCAATTAGGAATACAATCGGATAATCAAGAATACAGAGGTGCTTTTAGTGATAATATTGACGAAAATTTACTTTTTTCTGATAAATTTAGAGAAGCTCGAATTATCACAGCAATTGTTGATTGGCAATATCCTCCTAATTCACTTTTGGATCTTCCAGATGAGCAAATACAAATAGGTTATGTGGGAGAAATTAAATCACTTGGTGGCGAAAGCTATACGCTTGAAAATCTTACTGCCTCTAGTATTAATTTAAGGCAAAGTAGAGATGAAAAAACATCACCTTTTTGCCGATGGGCTTTTGGACAGGATAACGGTGATAACTCAGGATGCCGTAAACAAGTACCATTTTACGAGACTCAGGTTGCTGGTGTTAGTAGTCGGAGAGACTTTGAGGTGTGGGGAGAATATCAAAATCTTGCTTGGGGAAAATGCACATTTACAGACGGAGCAAATAAATCAGCTACTTACGCAATTTACCGAACTGTTTCAATATTTGGAGGTAAAACTCAAATTCAGTTGTTTACTGAAGCATCTGGTTCCGTAGCTACCCACGATGGCGTAATCCTTACTGCTGGATGCGATAAAACCTACAGTACTTGTAAAAACACTTGGAATAATGCTATAAATTTTGGCAATATCCCCAGTTTTGGTAACTTCATGCCTGGGAATGACTTTTTATTAAGCTCTCCAAAGCAAAGCTAATTTTTTCTAAAGAATTAATTTCAATTCATGAATGCCAGTAAAAACTGTAGAATAGTTTTATTGATGTTTCCCTTCTGCCATGTATTATATTTCTGTTGCCAACCAAAGCCATCCCCCCTACGTCGAGAATCACGATTTAAAAATAAATTTTAACGATCTTGGCACTGTTGCGGCTATTGTAATAGCATTACTTAGTATGTTTTCAAAAAATACTAAATCACAGGCCAAAGAACTTGATCACGAAACCTTCGAGAAAACATCAAAGAAGATGGAATCTCTTGAACAAAAACTAGAGAAAATGGTTGAGAAACTATCAACAGGAATAGAAAAACTGACTACATTAACAGCGCAACTTGACAAAGAGATAAGTCTTATTAAAGCCAAACAAGAAACTTTCTCTTCTATTTCTGATCAAATAGAAGCAATTCGCAGAAAACAGGAAGAACTTGATATACGAATCGGAATACTTGAACATAAATCTTAACAGAATTGTCAATTTTACTAACTAAATTACCATGAAATTTCTAGTAGCGAATCGCAACACTATTCTAAAATCGCACCTAACAGACTCCAGTTCCGAAAGTCTTCCCCAAGACTTTAGAACAATCCAAATTAAAGCTGGACAAAAAGTGATTTATAATCAGATTGTCAAAAGAGAAAAAAATCACTATTTGCTAGAAATAAAGCCCCCGATTGAGGGTAAATTTAATTGGTACGCTTTTGTTGGTCACTTTAACGACCCTTATCCTCCTGTAGTCCGCAAGGATCAGGTTGAGGGTGTGTTTGACAGGCTTAACAATAAAATTACTGATTTTCAGTTTCAAAAATTAGATGAGTGCCTTAAGAGATTTGACATTACCGCAGTACAAAGAGTTCGACATTTTTTAAGCCAAATAGCCCATGAATCAGCCGGATTAAGATTTATGGTAGAAATCCACGACGGCTCAAATTATGAAGGACGAAAAGACTTAGGGAATACCAGACCTGGTGACGGCAAAAAGTTCAGAGGTGTAGATGCTATTCAAATGACTGGCAAAGCCAATTATCAGGCATTTGCTAACTATATAGACGATCAGCGTGTTATGCAGGGGTGGTCGTATGTCAGCGAAAGATATTTATTTTTACCATCTGGGTTTTGGTGGATGAATAACAAAATGAATGAGTTGTGTGACCGTGGGGCAACCGTTGAACAAATTACCCGTCGTGTCAACGGTGGTACAAATGGACTAGCCGAAAGAAACCGATATTATGAAAGGGCTTTAAAGTTTATCCAAGATATTGACAATTCAAAAAGTAGCCTGTAATATTTAGTTAAGACTAGAGGTCATCATGAAAAAAGAATTTCGTCCGTTAATTCTAGAGACAGTAGAAGGTTATAGAGAATTTGTTAACTGTTACGAGATTATTACAATTACTCACTGTCCCCTAGAGGATTGGTATGTAGTGGATGTGACTTCAAAAGTGGGAATTGTAATATCTAATGGTGCGGCTAAGGCTTTAATGGAAGCGTTAACTACCGATTTATTTTTTTGCAGTGACGACATTGACGAAAGAAAAGTTTTGCGGAGCGATGGAACATTTGCTAGATTCTTTTAATATTTAGATTTCTCCTTGGGTGATTTAAAACAGACCATCAACAAAATGGTCTGTTTTCTTATATCATAGAAATAGTACATGGCAGTTCTAATGGCAAAAAAGAAGAAAAAGGATGACAAATTAAGAGGCTCTCAGCGATCCCTTACTTCACCTGGTATCGTGTCAGTATCACGTCGGTACGATTTGGAGATTACGGAAAATCCTATCCGTGATCCGAGAATATCAAGAGAATTAATCGAACTTAATCAATGGTGCTATGAAGTCATCCACGCCCTTGACATGGCCGCTTCTGATACCTTTGCGTCTGATGATGGAGACGATCAGGGATGGGTAGTAGCCAAAACCCTTGATGATGAAGAAACTCCTATTAACTCAGAAGTATTTGCCATTGCAGAAGATATTAGGTTAAGAAAGCAGAATTTTTCAACCTACATGATTGGTGGGGATAGACTCAAGAAAGCCCTAAGATGGGCATTAGGGAAAGGAGAATGTTTTCTAGAGTTGGGCATTGAACGAGAAGGGCTATCTGCCAACAAGTCTAAAGATTTTGGTGTAGCAAAGACTCTTTATTTACCTACCTTTGAGATGTTTAGAAAAGAAACAGATCAAGGGGAACTAATTGGTTTCGAGCAAAGAAAATATGTCTCGGAGTCTGACCCTGATTATTTTTTTGAACCCTATAAAATCTGTCATATTCGCCATGAACCTGATTTTCTTTATGGTCGCTCTCTTTGGTTAGCTTCTTTAGATGCTTGGGCTGACGTTAAACAGGCTTTTGATAATTTGATTAGGGCATCTAATGACTTAGGAGTTTCTCCGACTCTGCATATTATGCCAGGTATTTCTACCGAGCAAGAAAGAATTTATGAGCGGGAATTAGAAATCCGTAGAAAAAGCGGAATAATATCCGACCATATTCTCAGCTATCCTGGGCAAGATATTCGTAAAATGGCTAATTTTAACTCTGATTTAACAGGGCTAATTGATACTCTTTTGCAATGCCGGTACAAGCTAATTATCCCTGGATTCCCGACCTATTTCTTCCCAGGATTAGAATCAAAAGGGGGAACTAAAGAGTTATCCCGGTCGCCTGATCGTCGCTATTCTAGGATGAGATACGGATGGTGTCAGCTTCTTAGCGGTGCTATCAAACAGGTAATTGACACAGAAATCATTCTCAGAAAAGGATTAGATTTTTATGCCGAAAATGCTAAAAATAAATATCGGATACTGTGGCCAGAATGGAGTGAATCTATAGATGGTATGTCTGGGGGAGAAGTTGAAGACACTGACTCTGATTTAACCGATGAAGAAACTAATAAACAACCTGTTAAAAAAATAAATATAAATCAAAATGATTAATCAAATTATTCACGGTGATTGTTTTGATGTTTTAAAAAATATTCCTGATAGTTCTATTGATTTAATCCTAACCGATCCTCCTTATGGACTTTCGTTCATGGGAAAAAATTGGGATCATGGTGTACCTGGTGTACAGTTTTGGATTGAAGCTTTACGAGTCGCTAAACCAGGAGCGCACCTATTTGCTTTTGGTGGGACTCGTACTTTTCACCGATTGGCAGTAGCAATCGAGGACGCTGGTTGGGAAATCAGAGATACCATTATGTGGGTCTATGGGTCGGGGTTTCCGAAGTCGCTTGACGTGAGCAAGGCGATTGATAAGATGGCAGGTGCGAATCGGGAGGTGGTAGGCTCAAAAGAGGTCTCCGATATGCGCGGTGGCAACTTTAAAACATCAAATGGCCGCATATTGGTTAACATCACCGCCCCCGCAACCGAAGATGCCAAACAATGGCAAGGCTGGGGGACTGCTCTAAAACCAGCACTCGAACCGATTACGGTGGCTCGTAAACCTCTCACTGGCACGGTTGCGGAGAATGTCCTACAGTGGGGAACTGGGGGGATTAATATCGATGGGTGTCGGGTTCCACTGAACAGCGAGGTGCTTACAATGACAAGACCAGCAGCTAACCCCAATACAGATACGAAAGCCCCGCAAACAAACAGGTCTGACAAGCCGTTTGAGTATCGCAATGATCAAGGCCGCTGGCCCGCCAACTTCATCCACGACGGCATCGAGGAGGTGGTGGGGTTGTTTCCTGAGACAAAAAGCGGAAAGATGAAAGAGGGACAGATACGAACCAGCAAGCCTCTCTTCGGAAGCAAGACAGACCATATCGCTGAAACATACGGTGACTCAGGCTCTGCCGCCCGATTTTTCTATTGCGCTAAGGCTAGTAAATCCGAACGCAGTGAAGGTAATACTCATCCTACGGTAAAACCACTAGCATTAATGAAATACCTGATCACATTAGGATTACCGCCGGGTGGGATAGTCCTCGACCCTTTTTGTGGTTCTGGCACTACTGCCTTAGCTTGCAAAGAATTAGGTAGAAATTATATCTGTATCGAGAAAGAATTAGAATATTATCAGATAGCTTGTAACAGACTAGACCAACCTATAGAACCTATTCCAGATGAACCGATAGAAGAACCAGTAGATAATTCTCCATTACAGTTAAAACTGTTTTAAATTTGATAAAATACAGTAAAACCAAGAGATAATTATGACAAATC